TTATAGGCATTGATACCGGAGTCCATACCGGAATTGCTACATGGAATGTTGCTTCAAGAAGGTTTGAACTGATAGCAACGACATCTATACACAAAGCGATTATGTATGTGCAGAATATGTTCGATACACACGGATGCAAAGTTCTGGTCCGTATTGAAGATGCCCGTCTTAGGACTTGGTACCAATCGAACTATAAAACGAGAGATGAGGAAAGAAAGATGTTGCAGGGCGTTGGTTCGGTTAAACGGGATGCCAAAATATGGGAGGATTTTCTAACCGACATTGGAATCCCATTTGAAATGACGCATCCGAAAAACTCTGTAACGAAACTCAATGATTTGTCTTTCAGAAAGTTAACAAAATACAGTAAGCGAACAAGTGAACATTCAAGAGATGCAGCCATGCTCGTATTTGGTTATTAGCCAATCTTTTCACATTTCAAAAGAGGTTTAATAAACCGCCTTTGCATATATTTGCCAAACAATTACAAATGTTACACCATAAAAATTGTTTGTTAAATGGAAGGTTTAGAGATTGTTGAAGGTTGGGCGCTGATTGCTGGTTATTTTGCCGCAATGCTGTTGCTGGTTTTATTCCTCCGGAAACGGGAAAAGACGAAAGAAGAGTTTTTGGTTGCGAACCGGTCAATGCCGTGGTTACTCACCGCTTTTTCAATGGCTGCAACCTGGGTGTGGGCACCGTCGATGTTTGTTGCATCGGAGAAAGCATACACACAGGGTATCGCTGGGGTGTTCTGGTTCGTTGTTCCGAATGTATTAACGTTAGTTTTGTTTGCTTTCTTTGCCAATAAGATGCGTAAGCTACGACCGGAAGGCTGGACGTTCTCTGATTATATCAGGGAGAAATATTCAAACCGTTGTCATACGTTGTATTTGATTGAGTCGTTTGGTTTGCAGACAATGAGTTTCGCGGTTCAGCTTCTGGCCGGGGCTACCATCTTTTCAAAAATTACGGGTGTATCGTTCACCGCAACAACTGTTGTGATGGCGGTATGCCCGTTGTTCTATACGTTTGCCTGTGGCATCCGTAGCAGTATTATTACTGACTTTTGGAAGATGCTTTGGATTGTTATTGTCCTGTTGGCCGGGTTGCCTATCATGTTATCAAATGCAGGACCGGACACCCTGATAAAAGGGTTAGGCGGTATTACCGGAGATTTTGGTAGTTTATTCTCCGGTGCCGGCATAACGGTGGCTCTGTCATTTGGCATACCTACTACAATCGGTTTGTTGTCTGGGACATTCGGGGATCAAATGTTTTGGCAGCGCGTTTTCTGCGTTAAAGTTGACAAGGTAAAACAAACTATGATTGCGGCCGCTGTAATATTTGCCGTCGTTCCTATTTCTTTGTCCGTCTTTGGCTTTATTGCATCCGGTGCAGGTATTTATATAGCCGACACACAACTTGTCAATGTCGGGGCTGTAATTGCCTTTTGTCCTAAGTGGTTTTTGTATCTGTTCTTTGTCTTGATACTGGCCGGACTAATATCGACTGTAGACAGTATTATTTGTGCCGTTAGTTCGGTGGCCGGACATGATGTTTGGCAGAGGGTATATAATAAATATTCAAACAAAGTTCGTAAAGGCTTGCCGACTTCTAATATTGAGGTTTGGTGTGTTGACAATGATGTAAAGCTGGCACGTATGGCGATGGTAGCGGTGACGGTGATTGCTGTACTGATTGCCAACATTCCCGGTTTGACTATCCTGTATCTATTCCTGTTGTATGGTACGCTCCGTTCTTCGGTGATGCTGCCGACGGTGTTTGCTATTCTGGGTAAGAGGATGACCGAGAAAGGTTTGTTCTATGGCATCCTTACAAGTATGTTGGTCGGGCTTCCGGTATTCGCAGCCGGTAACATGGTAGGCAATATTCCTTTGATTGTTGCCGGTTCGCTGTTTACGATCCTTGCGTCCGGTGTGATTGCATTGGATTATAGGCGGCATTTAAAGCCGGGACCGATTGAGTTAAAGATTGTCGTGCGGAACGTGGACGAATTGAATCATAAGCTGGATAAGTTGTTGAAAAAGATGAGGGAAGCCCGTGCAGAAATGGAAGGACTAAATAGGGACTACGATGAGTTGACAGGAAAGAATATAACTATTAGTATAGAAACAGAAGATGAAAAAGTTAAGTAAGGCTGAGAAATATATTATTGCCATATCGAACCCGGAAGAGTATAATGCGTTTGTATGTCCGGAGCATGGCGTTTATGCGATAAGAAAGGGTAATAAAAACACGGCCTGTTCGAATTGCCAGAAGCAAGGGAAAAGGCTGGACAACCAGCAGGATTTGTACGAACAATACAGAAAGGAGTTGCAGGCATGAGACGGATCATATTTATTATAATGCTTGCCGTTATTGCGGTTGGAGGAACACATGCACAAATTTATGACGGCATTACGCAGCCGACGCGGTTCCGGCTGTTTATGCCGGTTACTATATCGTTGCAGGACCATGGGATGAATATCTCCCCTTTTATTGGCTATCGGGCAGATATTGCCTCATGGCTTTCGCTTACTCCGGTTGTGCAGTATAACAGGGTTTCGGATGCTGTAACGGCTGGCGTGTGGGTAAATGTCAACTATCTAAAACGGTTTTACTTGCTTGCCCGGTCGATGTACAACATGAAGGTCGGATTATTCACAGAAACGTTGTCTGGTACCGTAAAACTACCAGTTGGATTTATGATTGATGCAACCTGGGACAATATGTATAACGGTCGATCCTTTTGTGATGGTGACCGTTTGCAGGTGGTTGGTGGATGGGATTATAGGCGAATAGTGGTTAATGCCGGATACTCGCTTCGTGCGTGGTCCGGCTTTGTAACAAATCTCAGGTTCAAGGTCACACAATATAATTGGCTGCAATTAAAGTACGATCAGGGCAATGAGTCGATCAGTGTATCAATGGCTTTACAATTCAATTGACTATGTTAGGGCAGAAGAAAAAAGTAACCAACGAACAATGGAAGGCATTATTCCGGAACATTGGCAACATTGTTTCTAAGGCAGAAATAGACAATGCAATTGATATCTGTGTTGAGGAACTGAAAGCAGCCTCAAAGGGCAAGCGGGTAGGCTTTGCCTGGTCCGGAGGGAAGGATAGTATTGCCTTATACTTTCTCTGCAAGGAAGCCGGTATTATCAACGGTGTGTGGGTGAGACCTATGCCTAAGTTTGCAATTCGCAATCACTCGATGTTCCGGCTAGGTATGTCATATCAGGAGTTTGGGAAGAAAATATTCCAGAGTGTCCCGCCTATGGTCGGATTACGTGTTGCAGAGTCAATCCAGCGTCGGCAGTCTATTGCATCTATCAAGACATCAAAGTTCTTCTATCCGATATATGACTGGCGGGACAATGATGTTTGGCTGTATATCAAGCTGAATAACCTAACTATTCCTATGACTTACATCTACCTGTATAAGACAGGTGTTCCGCTGAATAAGTTGAGGATAAGCCAGTTTTTCAGTATTGACACGATCAAGACGCTTCCGAAGGTGATGGAGTTTTACCCCGATCTGTACGAACGAGTTATACGCAGGGAACCGAACGCAGACCTGGTAATGCTTTATTGGGACACTGATATGTTCCGGAGTTCCCGGCAAGACAAGAAATTTGAACTTGATAAGGACAAAGATTATCGCGTCATACTTCGGGATGCAATGAAGAATGCAACTCTGCATCCTGATATGTATCCCGGTTATAAATCGGCAAAGAAACTTTATTCAATCATGAGCGGTAAAGAGTCCCCTAAAACCTGTCACAAAATTTATCAAATGTTGATAGCTGGGGACCCCAAAAAGCGCACGTATAGGTCATTGATAGGTGATATTTATAGAGATAAGGGAGGAGGTGTATAATGCCTAAACATGAGGAAGATGTACAGAGAGATAAGGAACGGTTACTTATATCATTGAAAGATTGTAGCGGAATAGTAACGTTTGCTTGTGAGAAGGTAAAGCTTTCACGGCAGACGTTTTACCGTTGGTATAGGGATGATGCCGAATTTAAAGAACGGGTTGATGCAATAAATGAGTTGCAGATAGATGTTGCCGAAGCGTCCTTGCTGAAAAAGATACAGAAAGGTGATACAACGGCAATTATTTTCTATCTCAAAACAAAAGGCAAAGATCGGGGATATTCGGAACGTAGAGAAATATCCATACCTGGTGGTGTTAGTGTTGATGTAAAAAACGACTTCGACGTTTCGAAGCTTTCGGATGAAGAAAGAAAGGTGTTGTTGAAAATAGCTGAAAAGCAAGATAAGAAAGCGAAAGAGTGAGTTTGGTTGAGGCGGAAATATTGAAGATGGCAAGGGCTGTACAGGCAGATGAGTGCAAGCAGTCTTTTTTCTATTTCATGCAGACGTTCTGGGGTGTTATAATACCGGAAACTCCGGTGTTTAACTGGCATATCGAATACCTGTGTAACGAACTGCAAAAACTGTCATATTACATTGTCAATCGTTTGCCAAAGCCCTATGACGTAATCATCAATATTCCGCCTGGCTCGACTAAAACAACTCTGGTAACAATTATGTGGCCTGCCTGGTTGTGGACGCAGGACCAGACAATAAGGATAATCTCAAACTCTTATTCGGGGGATTTATCCCTTGAACATGCATCAAAGTCGAAGGATATTATAACTAGCGACTTATACAGAGAGCTTTTTCCGGAAATCATGATACGTCGTGACAAATCCGGCAAGGGAAGTTATGAGAACACGAAGAAGGGGGCAAGATATTCGACATCAACCGGCGGAACAATTACAGGTAAGCATGCGCATGTAATTATCAATGATGACCCTGTAAACCCGAAACAGGCAGAGTCGGACCCTTTACGTTTACAGGCAAATGAGCATACGAAAACCCTGTCATCTCGTAAGGTCGATAAAAAGAATACCCCCATGGTTACCATCATGCAACGTCTGCATGACGATGATGTGACCGGCTATCTGCTGAAAAAGAAAGGGGATAAGATACGACATATTTGTCTTCCGGCAGAAGTCTCGGCTCGTGTTAATCCTCCGGAATTGAAAGAACGGTACATTGATGGACTACTTGATCCTATCCGTATCGACCGGGAAGTCATAGCGGAAGCAAAGGTTGACCTGGGTTCCCGTCAGTTTGCCGGGCAGTATGAGCAATCTCCAGTTGTTGAAGGTGGTAACATAGTTAAGAGTTCGTGGTTCGGTCATATATCGCTGGCCCAATTCCTCGCTGTCCGGGGTGGAGCACCGATACATTTTTTTGTTGATACAGCCTATGATGAGAAGAAGCAAAAGACGGACAATGACCCATCCGGCATATTGGCGGCATGCCGGATACAAAACTATATGTTCATCTTTCATGCGCAAAAAGTATGGAAAGAATTTCCTGATTTGATGCGTTTTATCCCGGAATATGTACGGGCACATGGTTATGATGATAGGTCCACAATACGGATAGAACCTAAAGCGAACGGCAAGTCTGTTGTCCAGCAAGCCCGTAAAGCTACAAAATTGAATGTAACAGAAACTCCGTCACCGGCAGATAGCAAGTCTGTTCGTTTAAAAACAAGGTCTCCAAAAATCGAGTGCGGCCGGGTTATTTTGGTTGAAGGTGACTGGAATGAGGAATTTGTAACAGAGGTTAGCCAATTTCCGGCAGCCACACATGATGAATATGTAGATATTTTGGTATATGCAATAGATTATCTGTTAGATGATGATGCTAGCAATCTATCGGATGATGATGAAAAAGAGATTATAAGTGTCTTTGGTTGTTGAATTTAAAGTGATGTTGATATGAGTTTAGTTAATTGGGTTGTCAATGGTTTTAATGCGGCTGTAGGTCGCAAGCAAAATTTTGAACAGTTATTAAAGGCTAAAGATATAGGCCGGGCTATTTTGCAAATGACTGATAATTCGGGGAAAGCGGAAAAGGCTTTGAAGGTTTATGATACCATGCAGCATGAGGTGATGTCAAGACCGGACAAGGCTATATTTGGCAAAAAGGATGAAGTGACGGGAAAGCGTTCTTTTCTTAGGTTTGATAAACGCTGGAAGATTCCAGTGCCGTATCCGGTGTATATAAATGAGATTGCCCTTGTTTTCCTCTTTGGCCGTCCCTTAAAATGGAAACAGGCTTCTGAGGGAACAGACAGGGCTTTTTCTGCTTTTCTCGAAGTACTTAAATCTACCAGGTTCAATGCTAAAATCAGGGAGGCAAAACGTTTAGCCGGGGCAGAAACAGTAAGTGCAATGCTGTTCCATACTTTCCGGAATGACGAAGGAAAAGCGGACGTATTGATTAAGGTACTGGCAAAGAGTTTGGGAGATGATATTTATTATCGCAAAGACCAATTCGGACGTCTGATTGATTTTGCCCGTGGTTATTGTTTGCAGGAAGTAGGCGGAGAAATCCAGTATTATGTTGACATATATACGAAAAAAATACTTTATCACTGCAAGCGCAGTACAATGGGCTGGGACGTTGAGGAAGAAGTAAATATTACTGGTAAACTACCTTTAATACTATTTGAGCAGGAACCGGAATGTGCAGGTGTTGAACCGATGATTAACCGGAAAGAATGGACTATAAGCCGGACGGCTGATGTTAACGATCGCTTTTCGGACCCGGCACTTGTGGCGGATGCTTCTATTATTAACTCACTTCCAGAGCAGGGAGAAACAAGCAAGTTGTTCATCCTCAAAGCAAATGGGGATGGTTCAAAAAGACCGGAAATCAAATATCTTACATGGGATAACGCACCGGATTCTAAAAAACTGGAAAGTGACGAACTGGACGAAAAGATATTGCGCTTCTCTTTTACTCCGAAGATTGATTTTGATGCAACGAAGGGACTTTCTCAAATCTCCGCAAAGGCACTTAAGCAATTGATGCTTCTCGCAGATATAAAGGCTTCAAAGCACAAAGAGAGGTACGATGAGTATGCAGATCGTATTGCCAGCCTGGTTACAACTATTATCGGTAACGTATTGGATATTTCGCTTAAAGGCGAATGTTCCCGCCTGGTAATAGAACATGAGTTTCAGGAACCGTTCGGTGAAGATGTTGAAGCGGCTATTAATAATCTGGTTAAGATGTACAATGCTGGCGGAATGTCGCTTGAAACGTTAATCGAAAAGAATCCTTTGATTGAAGATTCAGAGGCAGAGAAAGTGCGTATTGCCAAAGAGCATGAAGCTGATTTGCAGGAGGAAAAGGAACGCAACAGGTTAGATGTATTTAATTCCGCTGAATAATGGCAAGACTTGATGAAGATAAGATAAGAAAGGAACTTCTGCGTCGTACAGAAGGTTATGCCGGTGCTATTCGTAATATCTACCTGGATATTATGAACCGGCTTATCCTGTTATCGTTAGAGATTGAGCCATTCTATGACCCAGGAAAGGCTTTTGTGTTTTCTGACTATCCTGCTATAGCTGACCGGGCAAATGTTCTCCTACGGGAATTATATAGCCGTGTATATCAGCAAATGCAATACGGCATAACAAACGAATGGGAACAGGCAAATTTGGATGCAGATGCATTGGTTGCATCTGTATTCGGAAAGAAGTTTGTAGATGATAAACGGTTCTCAATGTACTTTAACCAGAACCGGGAAGCAATGAATGCGTTTTTTGCCCGCAAATCTGAATACGGCGGTCTGAACCTGTCACAGCGTATTTGGAAATACGAGGGGCAGTTCCGGGAAGAAATGGAGCTTGCTATTGACTGTTGTCTGGGACAAGGTATGTCGGCAAACCGGATGGCTACACGTGTGAAACAATATTTGAATGATCCTGATAAATTGTTTCGACGGGTACGTAATGACAGGGGGGAGCTTGTTTTGTCGAGAAATGCTAAAGCATACCATCCCGGACGGGGGCAATACCGTAGTAGTTACCGAAACGCCCAGCGCCTAGCACGTACCGAAACGAATATTGCATACCGGAGCGCAGATTTTGAACGCTGGTCCCAGCTTGATTTTGTAGTTGGCATTGAGATACGGGTGTCGAACAATCATCCGGAGAGGGATATCTGTGATGAGTTGGCTGGAAGATACCCGAAAGATTTTAAGTTTGTTGGATGGCATTCAAATTGTAGATGTCACGCTAAACCTATTCTAGCTTCCGACGCTGAAATATCTACGTTAACAGATATGATCTTAGCAGGGGAGGACATTTCATCTTTTCAATCAAAACAAACAGTAAAGCGTATGCCGAAGGCTTTTATTATTTGGATGAATAACAACAGCGGTCGTATTAACGAAGCTGTATCTCTTCCGTATTTCGTTAAGGATAATAGTAAATTGATAAGCAAATATATGGCATAGGAGGTAATACCTATGCCATATAGCTAAACTTTATTCTTACGGAGTAGTTCGCCTAATCTTATGATACATTTTGAATTGCTGTATTCCTGCGTGTCAAGGCGTACGTTTGACCGGAGATAGTTGTATGTTATTCCTATTTGCTTCGATGAGAAAGTGCCGTAGATGGCAGCTTTTGAGCCGAAATAGAAATCTTTCTGTGGCTCTCCGTCAATAACTATTGGCTCCCGTAGTTCTACATGATAAATTTTTGTTTGCTTCATAAGCCTAATTCCCCTTGTTTGTTTTTATTCGACAAAACAGTATCCACCCTTGCAATTTCGTCATCAATTATCTTTTCCTGTCGCTTGGATGCAGAAAGGTCCATTGACAATCGACTTTTGAAATATCTTTTTTGAAGTTCCCGAAGTTTTACGACGGCCTCAAAGAATTGCTTACTGTTCATTCGATACCTCCTTTCAGTAATTCGGGGTTGTCAAAAATATTCCCAATAACCTCATAGTCAAATGAGCTTAAAAGTCCATTGTCCTCTTCCTGCTTAGGCATTTTGGTAATAAATTCCTCTCCAAACCGTATTTCTGGTCGCATGGATATAATACTTGTTTCGTATTTAATCCCAATCCTTGTTTCTGCATGCTCTTTTACATGAGGCATGTATTGCTCTGGGTAATAGTCTGATTTTACAACTTTTCTTTTCACAATATCGCCTTCGTAAACCTCGTTCCCGTTCTTATCGTATAGCCCGGTAAACTGTCCTGTTGTTTCAGGAGCCACGTCATACCTGGAATAATCGACCGTATTCCAATCAGAAATTTCACATTCCGTACCATTTGATGTTAATAAGTCTCCATATATCCATTTGCCATTCGGCCTTTTTCCTCTAAACTTTATAGTTCTCATACTCATTTCTTTTTAATTTGGAATTAAATGCTTTGTTTTCTCGTATGCGGCTTTAGCAGCTTCTTTAGAAGCTTTATCAAAAAGACTATCAGCCTTTTGAAAATCGACAGTAAAACGATTCTGGGAAGGACACTCGACTGCTTTTGCCGGTGCAGGAATAATCACATAAACAACTTCTCTTTTTGTCGTGCAACTAATCATAGTGAAAAACAAGCACAGAAATATTAACTTTTTCATTTCTTCAACTTTAAAATATCATTAATCACTCCGATATAGACCTCTTCCTCATGATTCTCAATAAGGCTGTTTACATCTTCTATCGCTTGGTTGTAAGCATCCAATCTTGCCTTATTATAACCGCTCCTGTAAGCGTTCATAACCAACTGCCTTACATCCATTCGATCTATAAATTCAGGCTGTGGATCACACACCCTTTTTGAATGTTCAATCGCTAGTACTGTAACTGCTTTCTTTTTCATACTTCACTTATTTTTTAGTATTTAGTGTAACAGAACCCAGCAGCCCACATAAGCCAGCCAAATTCAATAGAAAAACACCTCCAGTCAGTACGAATTGGATTTTTGCGAATTACTAAATAGGGTAGAATATTCAAACACCCTTGCCATCCTGCACCTCTAAAGGTCAATTCACGACTCCCTATTGTAAATTTTCTTTCTTTGTAGTCCATTGTTTCACTGTTTATTATTGTTGATGTTTTTGTAAAAGTTTGCGCTTATTCATTTTCTTATTCTTACGATCTTTCTTAATCTGTTTCTCGCTTCTTCCAGATTTAGTAGAAGAACCTTTCCATGCCGGCGGTATATTTTCCCACATTGGGCGATTGTATTCTATTTCATCAAGAAAAATAGGTTCTTTAAGCGTTGGTGGATCGTAGTCAATATACTTAATGTTCATAGGTTCACTTGTTTTTAGAATTAATCCAACTCAAATACCACTCGCGAGACATTTCTTTAGCTTTTTCTTCATCCTCAATACCTTCATAAAATTCATCTTCTTTTGAAAACGGATCATACTCAATAAATTCCTCGGTATTGCAGAATGGGCAAGGAATATCGCCGTCACCATATAAATTCCCGTTTTCGTCGCATTTATCCAAATCGAATAGATATCCATCAATACAACGAGCATCCGGGTAAGAAGCGCCAAAAAATGGGAATTCGGGGCATTGTTTATTTTGTTTACTCATGATTCACTCGTTTTTTATAAGTTTATCAATAAATTCTTTCGCATTACCACGATTGACAAATCGTTCGTCAGATTTGTGCCTCCCGGCAATTACAGTGCATAAGAAAAAATCAGTCTTATCACAATTTCCTTGCAGACTGCAATTATCACACGGATCGCAGGTTCTCAACGAAACCAACTCGTGCAATTCATCATTGATTATTATTCCGTTCATATTTAGTTATACGCCAAATAAACTTGGCTGGTTTAATATTTTTTTCCCTCTTGTTGTCGGATTAAAATCTTTAAACCGGCAACTCTTAAATGCTTGCCGTTGGTTGCACCACCACGCAAAGCGATGTTGTTCGTCCGATACCGGAGTATCCTTATCTAAGTCCCGGTAAGACATGGCGAATGGTATACATCCCAAAGAATCAAGAAGCAAAGCCCTCTTTTCTGCATCCTCTATCTGCCCGTCCTTCACAAGCATATAGAAGAATAGCCTGTACGCCGATACACCGGCTTCTTTCAAATAGGCTATAGCAGTGACAACTTCTTCTGTTATCGACGAACTGTCGTAAGCCATGCGCAGGTGTCTTATCCACGACACACGAGCCAGCAACTTGGCTATGCTCTTATCCCTTGCGATAAGTCGGCAATCAATGCCCTGGTTGAAATCGACCTTTATCTTCATGGAAGCAATCTTCTCTATCTGTTGCAGGCCCCATTCAGATGCAATGACGTTGTTGTCCATCAGAATAGCAGACTTCCGGTCATCCAGGAACTCAGATATATCCGTGTGTTTGCGGATAGTCCCTTCTTTCCGGGGGACAATACAAAAGGAGCACTTGTTGATGCATCCACGGGTAAGGAATCCGTATGCTTCTTTATGCGCAGGGTAGAGAGAATAGTCGGGGCAAATATGCTCAATCTCGCTCGGCAGCCATTGGTCAAACATCTTATATCCAGAACCTCCTTTACACACTTCATCCGCTTGCACAACTCTTCTGTCGTCAAGGGAGAAGGCAAAGACCTTGCTCATATACACACGGTCGTAGTGCTCAATACCGGAGTACCACTCCACGGAGTCGCCTTGTTGTTTATGCCAGGCAGATAACTTCATCAGTGCTAGGTTGGGAAAGTTATGGCTGTCTACGTCTATTAGTCCTATGTTCATTTCTGTTTAGTTTTAAGCTGTTCATTGATTTTTAGATTGGTAATCTTCACCCAGCCGTAGAATTGCCATAATCTGTCTTTTATACAATCTTTAATTTCAGCTTTCAGGGCTGACTTTTTTAATTTGTCATCATCTGTAACCCCGACATCTAAATCAAAGGATATATGTAGTTTCTTTTGTTTCATAACTTTTTTAGTTTTTCTTATCGTAATTATTAATCTCTGTATTCCTGATAAACATTCCATGAAACGGAACTCCTGCGGCTATGATCAGCAAGAAAGTACCAAGCCAATGCCAGAAGTCTTGAAATATAAATTGTAATATTTCTATCATGACTCACATTTTTTTAGATAATAGGTTTGTTTAATATCGAAATGATGATCTGCTGAACTTCTATAATCCATTCGGCTGGAACGTGGGAAAGGATGAACTTTTTATAGTAGTACTCTCTTTCTTCCAGATTCAGATTTCTGTACACCCAATCGTCTTCGCAATTAAGCCAGATCATTTTTCTTTTACCTTTAGGGCAATGAGATACTTTTATTTTCCAATAAAACCGATTAGAGTAATCGATCGTTAATGATACTTCGACCTCATATCTATCTCCGTTTTCCTTCTTATAGACTGCACTTGCTTTCATACTCCTTATTTGCTTTAAAGAGGGATGAGTTCGCCGAGTGTTTTATCCCAACGCCTGTTTGCTATCTGTACACGTACTACCAGCGCATCACGTTATTTACAGGATTAGATGGTTCTTATGTGGCGGATGCTGGTAATCCTAACAACACACTCGTACTGATTGCTGCAAACTGTTTCCCTCTTGTGTTTTTTATTCTGATTGAGTTAATAATTGGGGGTTATCGTAAATATTACCAATTACGGTACAATCCTCGTTATGACAGGCTTCTCCGAAAAAATGAAGATAAGCCCATCCTTTTTTATCAAGTGCAAATCCTGCAAAATGTTCATTATAAACAACTTTGCAAATGTGTTTTCCACATTGAACAATATCACCTTCATGTATGCAATGTCCGGTCTTGTCCAAAAGTCCAGTGAACTGCCCTACAGACTCTTGATGAACTTCAAATGCACTGCCAGTTTCCTGCTGTCGAATGAATACTGTTCCATTGGCATAATGGCATAAATCGCCATAAATCCATTCATTGGCAAAGACGCCGCCGTCATCAATATGCTTTGCTCTGAATACTATCTTTCTCATACTGTTGGATTTAGAATTTTACAATTTCCTTTTTTAGATGCTTTTTCGGTAAGTTCTCTGATATCGAAATAGATAGAAGATGAAAATAGGTTGTGTCAATACCCCTATTTTGAAAATAGCTTTTTAAACGTTCGCAGATTACCATGAAACAAGTATCTGTTTCCTTTAAAGTTGTTTCAAAATTTTGCGATAGCTGATTCCCGTATAGATATATCTTTTGTCCTATTTTCATTTGACTTTCAATTGTTCAATAGTGACTGGAATAACGCGGGTAACGGCATAATAAGCATTATTCGTTAATTGGCGTTGCCATGCAGAAAAGCGGGGCGACCAGCGGAAGCCGTTGTGTTTGAGATTTGAAATAACGTCCGGCTGCGGCTTTGTGTCGAAAACTATCTGCACCCTATCCTCGGAATAGTTTTTGATTACCCGGCCACCATCGAAAAGTATTTCCGCATCTTCCTGGTTCTCTCTTTCGGCCTGCTTTACGATTGACTGATTAGCAAGTTCTGCGAGTTTCCAGAATTTATGACGATTGGTAAATATTGGCTTATCCCGATTTTTATTCAAGGTTTTGATATATTCAATCGCTTTGTTTATAAGTTCAACCTTACCATTTCTTGCGATCGTCTCCAACTTATTATAAAGATTTGTTGGTAAAAAATGATTATCTATCATGCTCTTTACATGTGTCCATTCTTCCTTTGCTTTTTGTTCTTTCGGCTTTGCATCCTCTATCTTACGAGCTATCGCTTTGAGCGCTTTTTCTCTCCATGTTGTAAATTCATTTACAGCATTGTCATAGTAATTATTCATCTTCTCATTTCGTCTTGAAGGGAAACGGGCTGGCCCTGTTATCATGACGCTCATTATACGAGAATGCTTATTGAATAATATTTCAACCCATTCTTTGTACTTGGATATATATCGCTCTCTTTCTTCTTCCGGTATCTTTTCAATGTCTGCATTTAGTTCTTCTTCGTACATACGTATGTAATGTGCCCCACGTTCTTCCGGACTGAAGCTTGTACCGTGAAAAGCTCTAACAGCAATACTCCAAAGCTCTTCAAGATTTATCTCGTATTTCCACTCTGTGACATACCAGAAACCCAGGTCTTTGTCATAAATAACAATTTCTTCGTTGTCGGAAATGCGAGTTGCAGTATGAGCAAAGTTGCAGTGCATTAAATTTTCGCTCAACTTCTTGCCTCTCCAATTAAAGAGCCATTCCCCTTGTTCTGGATTTTTTGTACTAATCACTTTTGATGCTCGGTGGCAGTTCTTCTTTGCCAGCAGAATCTGTTCGATTCTGTCGGCTTCTCTTTTTTCTTCTCGTGTCATAATTGTGTTGTGTTAAAAATGAGTTCTATTAAACTCTTATATTGTCATGCAAATATATATCATATAATTGATATATGAAAGGTTTTTGTGTTTTATTTAGCTGTTGAATAGATTTGTATATGTTAAAATTGTTTTTAGATGCATCTTCATTAACAAATTAAAGAAGGTTTAATAGACTACAATGGTTATTTTTACCGCAAAAACAGATTGTTAGGTTATGAAAAAGAAACTTTTAGAAGCGTTGAAAACCAAATTTGTGGGTATAGACGAAGCAATTCTTGACCGGATTGCAACAAAAAAAGCGGAAGGATTGACGGATGAAAGTAAGATTACGGCCCTTGTGGACGGCATCACTATTCAATACGTTATTCAATCGTACGGGGACTACCGGGCTAATGAAGCAAACGTTTCCTCTGTAAACAATTACGAGGAAAAGTACGGATTGAAGGACGGGAAACCTGTAGAAAAAGGTGGGGACGGAAACGGAAGCGGAACAGGGAAGGAAGGTAAAAAAACTTACACTGCTGATGAATTGGATAGCTATCTCAATACCAAACTGGAAGAGAAATGGAAACCTTATCAGCAGGAAATTGAAACCTATAAAGCCGAAAAAGCGAAGTCGGAACGCCAAACACTTATAACCAGCAAGGCTAAAGAGCTGGGTTTGACAGATAGCGACATGGAGTTTGTGACCGTACCGGAAGGCAAAGACGTTTCCGAGTTTTTGACAGGTTATAAGCAATCTCTCATTAATCGCGGGTTGAAACCGGCAGAGTCCGAAGGGGCGCAGGTCGGAGACGAACAGGTTCAGAATGCTGTAGCAGATGATTGGTTGGGTAGTCTCACTGTTTCCCAATAGTTTAACTTTTAATTAATTGACAAGATGAAGTTTAGAAAAAAATTCTTCGGTGGCACGCGACCTATTTATACGGGTTCTCCTGCTATTGGTGTTGTTGGCGGCTTCACTCTGGACAAATCAAAAATCAACATTCCTGTTGGTGCGATTATTCCGGCTGGTTCTCTGGCGCAATATGATGAAGCAACCCGTAAATCGGTAGTGCTGAAAGCTTCGCGTGTTATGGCTATCGACGTTACAGACGCAAAGAAAGTTTCTTTGGAGTCAGACGAATTTGTAACTCCGATTTTCGTTGTAGGGGACAGCGTATTAGCGAATGAAGCAACAGGTGATTTTGAAAATGCACCTACGATTGTCAAGGTTACGGATGATTCAAAAGGATTTGTCGTTGAATTATCGGCTGCAATTGCAGGGCTTAAAGTTGGTGATGCTTTGTTCCAGGTTGTTGCTGGTGTAGCAGAGGGGGAAGGTAAAGCCCCGGCAGTATTACTTACAGATGCTCCACAGGGATTGTCTATGAAGTCAGGTAATCCATTGGGTACCGAAGTATTACCGGATGAAACGACCTTTGACGTTTCTGTTGATTCAAAGAATGGAATGTATTACGAACGTCGTATTCCGCCTATTCCGGCCAGTCTCAAAAATGGTATTCTGTTGAAAACCAATCCGAATATCAAGTTTACACAATCCTTCTAAATGAGGTAGATAGATGAAATCAATTTTTTCAACATTTAAGGTAAACGACGCAAAGACAGGCAAGCCGATTGATTTGATCGGAACTATGCAGATTGCGTTTGATAAGGCTTCCCTCTCCCAGAAAACGATGTGGGAAGAAATGTATGTAGATAAATGGTTTGAATACAGACCCGCGCAGTTAGGTTTGACCGCAGAAGGTATCATGGGTAAATACCATGTTCGTATTCGCGCATCCATTATCGGTAATAATGCTGATACTCCGCTTCGTCCGGGCAGAGGATTTGAACTCTGGTCAGGTAAAATTCCACGCATGGGGCATAAGTTTATGACGGATGCCGACACATTGCGTACCTTGTTACAGGTGTATGAAAACAATCGTATCAATCCGGCTCAGAAGCTGAATGAAATCAAGAAATGCATGTTTGGTGATTACAAAGATGCTTACTTGGGTTGTAAGGACGTTGTGGATGAAATCATTTTGAAAGCTCTGTCTAATGGCGGTGTGGCTATTTTTGACCCGGCAATTGACAATCCAGACGGTATCAAGTATATGGTCGAGTATGATATGCCGCCTGAAAACAAAAAGCTGGTTAAAGCTGGTGAAGAGTGGACCGAAGCCAACATTAATAATACATCTATTGATGCTGCATCTCTTTTACAGAAGGTTATCTATGATTACTCACAGAAGGGTGTTGTATTTGACAAGTTGTTGATGGCTCCTGAAATTAAGTATTGGATGATGCGTAGTATCGGTTTACGCACTGGTTATTTGGGTAAGGATAAAAATACTCGTTCCTTGACGGAAGATGAGTTCTCTGCTTATTTGAAGTCAATGAAAATTCCGGTGATCGAGGAGATAACTCGTAGAACTGCTTATCAGAAAGACGGCAAGCCTACTAACATCAACCCTTGGAATGATAATGTGATAACATTTATTCCTAAGGTGGAAGGTGGCAAGCTGGGTGAAGTTCAACCGGCATTCGAAGATAATGCAATTTTGCCAGACCCGAATGTGCAGTACACAGACGCTGGGGAAGGTATTCGTATCGCCAAATGGACAACCGGCGAATCAACCGGCGATCAGGCTGCAGAATGGACCCAAGGAACGTGGCGTGCTGTTCCTATCATTTCTTGCATCAATGGCGTTGTTAATTTACAGGTTAGAAATCTCGACAAACCTTTTGCCGAAGATGCCACAACCGTGAATTACAACCCTGTAAGTGAAATTCCATCTGTATAATTTGTAAAAGTGATTGCTATGAAAATTGCAGCATTAAAAGAATTTAACGATAAGGAAACACAGGTGGTTTATCATCGTGGCGATGTTATTTCCCATTTTTCAGACGAACGTGTAGCTACTGCCGTCGGTCTTGGTTTGGCTATGATTTTGAATGAAAAAGAGGTAAAAAACAGTTCAGACGTTACCGGATTGGCTGGTAAGACGGATACCACGCAAACCGCCAAAACGGAAACGGTACAGACTGCAAAAGTTGAGGGAATCGCTCAGGCGGTAAAAACAGAAACAACGGGGCATACTGTAAAAAGTGATGTTGATACTACTTTGACAGACATTGATATGAGTTTGCAGTGGCAAAAAGTCATTGCTCTCATTAAAGTGTTCGGAGACGTAGAAAAGTTGAACGGTTATCTGGCTGACGAAAATAAGTCAGATAAGCCCCGCGTGTCTGTTATTGCTGCTTTGGAAAGCCGTATTTCAGAACTTTCAAAAAAAGAGGAATAAGGCTGTATGAAAAATTCGGAAGTGTTCATAGCTAAATGTTTGCATTATAACCCGACATCAGTTATTGTGTGTGATGCCCTTGATGATGTAGGCTTAAAGCCTGATGATGAGTGTAAGGACAAACGTGTTGTGGTGAAGGCTGTTTTAGGTTATCTGTCGGGTGTTCTTTCCCTTTCTTCGGAGAAAGAGGTTGATTGTTCAAATACTTATGACCGTGAAGGTCTGGAAACGTACATCAAGATGTTATGCAGACAGTTTAACTATGACGCTTCCGCTTTTTTAGATGATAATTCAACTGAAATTGAGGACGGTTCAGACCGTTGGTAGTATGTGGTACAATGACAAAATAGAGTTGTATGTAGATGGCTCCGGCTCCGGTCATGATGAGAATTTTAATCCGATTATCCCGGAAAAGGTTCCTGTCGATTTAGGCCGGTGCAAAATACACGGTAATCCGAAAGCCAAAAAAGTTCAGTCTGCGGATGGAAAGGATTACGTATATAGCTATCAGGTTGTCACTGAGACCACCCCTTCTATTTTCCCGAAATTGGGTGATAAGGTACGAATAACGAAGTCAGACGGTAGTATCTCCGGTTTGGAGATGACTGTTGCCGGTTTCGGTACGATGAAAGGTAAAGCAAGCGTTTTGCTATGAAATTTCAAAGAATAGGTGATTGGAAAAATGTACCGTTGATTTTGGAACGGCAGCTAAAACGTGTTGAGGAAGCTATCGTATTTAACTTTTTAGTAATTGGCGAGAACTGTGTCATCCATGCGCGCGATAATGGCGAGTATAAGGACCAGACAGGCAATCTCAGGAACTCTATTGGTTATGTGATTGCTTACAATGGGGAAATCTTAGAATGGGGCTTTAAATACTCTTCTGGAATATCAAATAAGGGGGAGTTCTTAGCTAAGTATAAGATAAACGAAATGCTTGCCGGCGATACAGGTTATTCTTTGATTATTGTAGCAGGTATGAGTTACGCCCGTGATGTTGAGAACAGAGGTAAAAATGTTTTATCGGGTACCGAAGGTTATCTGAAAAAAGAAGTGAGAGCAAAAATGAAACGTATTCTTTCTAAAGCAGGGTTGAAATGAGAGGGCAGGAAGCGATAACGATAATATGCAAGATGCTGGCGGCCGCTAATCTGGGCGTCAGGATTTTTAAGAATAACCGGGAGAGTAATTTCCTCGGTAAGGAATATATCGTAGTTAATCATCTTCCTTTTTCTTTGGAACCTGGTTTGCAGGAAGGATATGCAAACATTAATATTCACGTGAAAGATGCAGATACCGGAGAGCCGGATAGTGCAAGAATTGATGAAATATCAACTCGTATTATTCCCCTGTTCAAAGAAATAGAAGATGCAGAGTGTAACCAATATACAAAACGAAATGGTGCTGAATTTGCCCTTTATGATGACTCTTTTTCGGATGATGATGATAATACTCATTATCAGAATTTTAAAATTAAAGTAACGTATTACAATTAAAAATCAATGATATGTCAAAAACTGCGGTATATGGTATTGAATACCTCAAATTAGCTGCTGCGATTGAAAGCGGGGAAACCGCTGGTGCTTATCCGGATTTTGATACGGTGGCTAACATTTTCAAGGTGGTAGCTATTCCTAAAGACTCTTTTTCCCATAATGATCAGGCACCTGGTGATAACGATATTGAAGTAGAGGACATGGATACGCTCTATGCTTCGCTTCCTTCGGATACCGGTAGTGAAGGTTTTACGGTTCAAACGTATGATATGGGAGAGAATGCCTATAAGTATCTAATGGGGTATGTTAAAAATGGAGAATGGAATGAGGAAACGGTCGGATTCCAATTGCCCAATCAAGCAGTGGAATTAAAAACCAAAGCATTTCAAGATTTCCCATCGCGTATTTTCCAGTGGGCTAAATTGAGAACCAAAGTAACTAAAACGGGTTCGATCGGTAAATCAGGCTTTCCTAATTTCAACATTGAATTTAAAAAGGTTGCAAACTTGAACAAAGACGGAAAGGAAATTCCCGGAGCACGTAATAAAATTTATACTGCTCCTGCTCCCGAAGTATGATGTTGAGCCGAAAGGTATGTGTGCATAATCGTGTGGTAATGTTGTTTTGCCCCGGTCAATACGGGCCGGGGCATTTTAATTTCAGTGAAGATGAATAAAGTTAATGATGAAAGTGTTCAAGGGCGTACAGTTGAGGCATTTGCGGAACGTCCTATAATTGTGTTTTTTGGTTGTATCCCGTTTTTAATCAAGCCAATCACTCTTACTCAGATTTGGGAAATCGGGAATATTGTTAAGGATATGACCCCGATTGAAAAAGAGAAGGTTGAAAATATAATCAGTGATGTTGCGGCAGTTCTTTCTTATTCAAATGAGGGGGCAAACATTGCGGACATCATTGTGCTATTTATGTTTCGTAGTACATGGATGCGCTGGTTGTTTGGCAACTTTATAAAGAAAAGATTAACCGTCAAAAAGCACAAAAAGATACAGAATTTCATGGCTCGTTCTATGGACCCCGCTTTTTTTTTAAGCACTATCATTTTCCTAAGAGGGATAACAGAGCTGACAAAACCGACGAATACAGCCGAAGTGATAGTCCCTGGTCCACAATCAGCGGAGTGATAAAGTACTATCGTATGAGCTATATTGAGGTTACTCAAAAAAGGTCATACTTAACTATCCAGCTATTGAATGCTGCTATACCTGGTTCAAAACCGGTAAAAAGTGATGATGATAACGCAAAGAAAGAACCGGAGAAAAAAATTCATGCAAATGAATATTTCGCCCAATTTATGTAGTATATGGATACCCAGGGAACGATAGGCATTAAAGCCACGTTGGATATTTCCGAAATGCAACGGAACGTCCAAAAGTATGTTCAGAACATAAATATGATGCAAGATCATACGGACGTTGCCAGCCAGTCCGTTGCCAAGTCTTTTTCCCGGATGCAAGCTGCCGGGGCTGCATTCCTTTCGCTCGACATGGCGAAAAGGTTAGGGTCTGAAATGCTTTCTATTTATGGGACTTTTCAGCAATTAGATATTGCTTTTACTACCATGCTAAAAGATGGTACAAAAGCAAAGAAGTTAATGGCAGAATTGGTCGATTTTGCCGTAATAACGCCTTTCAATCTTAAAGATGTTGCACAGGGTTCTAAACAGTTGTTAGCCTATGGCACAGAAGCAAATAATATAAGGAAAGAGCTTGAAATGCTTGGAAATGTTGCATCCGGTGTCTCTGTTCCTTTAGGGGATTTGGTTTATCTGTATGGAACGTTGCGCAGTCAGGGTAGGGCCTACGCTGTTGACATTAGACAATTTGCTGGTCGTGGTATTCCAATTTATAAAGAACTTGCACAAGTTCTGAACGTTAGTGTTGATGAAATCAATACGCTGGTTGAAGCCGGTCGCGTTGGTTTCCCAGAGGTTGAAAAGGCATTCCAGAACATGACAAGTAAAGGTGGAATGTTCTTTAATCTTATGCAGGAGCAATCAAAATCTGTTACTGGACAGATATCGAACTTGCAGGATAAGATTGAAATGAAGTTTAATGATCTTGGAAAATCAAATGACAAGTTTATTAACAGTGCTCTGGATGGTACAAATTATCTGGTAGATCATTATGAGGAAGTAGGCACCGCGCTTGCTGCTCTTATTAGTTTGTATGGTATCCACAAAACAGCACTTATCGCGAATGCTGCTTATTTTGGAGCAAGTTCTAAAGCTGAAAATGCTGCGGTATTTAATGCAGAGGCAGAAGCATTGCAAACCCTTGAAACAGAGGAAATGAAGGCAAAACTCTCTAAACAAGGGTTAAAGGCTGGTTCAGAAGAATATGTTCGTGCTTTGGAATTAGAAATTAAAGCCGAAAGTGAACGACTTGCTCAAATTGTCGAAAACACCGATGATGAATTATCACTAGCTAAAGATCGTCTTGAATTAGCCGAACAGATTAAAGAACAGGCCCAGCAAAATGTACAATCAAAGAGGGAAGAACTAGCTTCTGTCCTTTCACAGGCACAGGCTGAAAAGACAGCCTCCCTTGAAAAGAAAATGTCGCTGGAAAGCGAAAAACAAAGTCGGGCTGCTCTTCTAGCTTTGAAGTTAGAAGAACAGAAACAGACAGCCATTGCCAGTATTGAGGAAATGAAATATCAGCAATGGTTACAGGCTTCTTCCGGAAAGGATACCACTGCTATTGATGCTAAGATTGCAGCAAAACAAAGAGAGATTGCTACTATATCAGAAAAAATTGTTGTTGCTAAAGCAGAGGAAATCCAACATTCAAAAAATGTTGTTGCCATACGTAAAGAAATTGCCGCGATCGATGACAGTATTACCAACAAAACCGTTGAGAAGGCTCAAACATCATTGAGTACCGCAGAACAAAGATTGAATAGTGCTGAAATTAATGCCAATACTGCGGCCCGTGAAGTTAATCAGTTAGAAACAAAAAAAGGTATTGTTACCAAAAACGCTGATACGTTGGCAACCGGACTTAATACCGTAGAAGATAAAAAGAATGCGGCCGCAAAGTCTTTCTCTGCGAAAGCTACCGCTTTGCTTAGTAAGTCATGGGGTAAGTTGACAGATGTAATGAAAGCTAATCAGTTGACTTTAATTTTAGCAGGAATAGCGGCAATGGGATACGGTATCTACAAGCTCATTACTTATCAGACCGACGCAGAGAAGTGGCAAGGGAAATTGAATGAACGACTGGATGAGTTTAATAGTGCTACCATGCGCGAACAGGTAGAGATTGATAGCTTATTCGGAAAGTTGGATGCAGCAAAGAAGGGGACAAAGGATTATGACGAAGCAAAGAAATCAATCCTTGACAAGTACGGTGATTACCTGCAAGGGCTTAGTGATGAAATACAGAAGTTGGAAGATGTTGCCGGAGCCTATGATGCGATAACGGAATCTGCTAAAAAAGCGGCCCGTGAACGGGCAATTACTGATGCTCTTGGTGACGCAAAAGATGTTTATTCTCAAAAAAGCACAAGCCTTATATCTGGTTTGCAGAAAGCTATTAATGAGTCAACGGTTTTGAATGATCGGGAAAAATCGAAACTATTTAACACGATTAAGCGAGAAATTGAACAAACCGGAAAACTTTCTCCAGAAACACAGAAGTATGTTGATTTATTTGAAAAACTTGTGACCCAATACACTGGGGGAGGATTATTTTCTAGTTCAACATCAACGGTTGTTAATGATGTGCAATCTAAAATAAACTTACTTATAACAGCGACAGAAGAATACAAGAAAACATTTGACGATGTTAATGAAACTTTTGGTGTTCAGCAGAATAACTATCTGGAACTTTCGACTAAAGAACTAGATGTATTAATAGAGCGTTATGAAAAGGCTTATCAGCTATCTAAAAGGGGGAACGCCCAGATAGTCCAATTACCTGATGGAACCCTAAGTGAATTGCAGACCGAAATGCAATTAGAAATAGAATTAAGAGATTTGCGTGCGGCTCGACAGAATGCGGAAAAACAGGAAAGTAAGCATGCGGAAACCGTTGCAGAAAGAAAAAAGAAATGGGCTAAAGACTTAGTGACAGCAGAAGCGGAATTGATAAAATTAAAAGCTGATGATTCCACTGCTACTAAAGCACAAATTGAAACTAAGCAAAAAGAAGTAGATCAGCTAAAAAAGAATCTTGAAATAGATAGCAAATCTCTCAACTCAAAGAAAAGGAAACAAGAGGAAGCTAACCGGTTAAAGGTTGAAAGCGCAGAACGTTTACAACAACTGAATGAACAACTACAACAAGAGAGGGAAGCCGCAGTTCAGGCAGAATTGGATATTGCTCAGGCAAAAATAGATGCCATGAACGAGGGACATTTGAAACAGCAGGCTCAAATAGAACTCAATTTCCGGAAAGCAAAGGCGGAGAACGAACGTCGTACCAATGAATATATAAAAAGCCAGCAAAAAATTGAGCAGTTGGCTTTTGAAAAGGAGCATCCTGACTATAAAAATAAGGGGCTTGTTTTTGAGCCAAAGACAAAAACAAAAGTAGACCTTTCTAAAGAGAAACAGGATACTCTTGCCGCTTATGATAATGCAGCTGCAGATGCCCGGAAGAAAGCAGAGGTCACTTTGTACAAGTCATTGACTGAAAAGTATCAGAGTTATACCGATCAGCGCCTTGCAATTGAAAAGAAATTTAACGATGATTTGACCGCTTTGAGGACGGAACGCAGTAAGTATCAGAAGAAAGGTGATACGGACAAAGTTGCACAAATTGACCGGTCGATAGCAGAAGCGACTAAAAACAAAGGAAAATCTTTGATGGGGCTTGACTTTGAACAATTGAAGCAAACCCCGGAATATGTGCGAGCATTTGAGAATTTGAAAAATACTTCCTCGGAAACTCTTAGTTCCCTGCTTTCTCAATTGGAGAACGCAAAGCAGACCGCTGCCAGAGTCTTGAACCCGGAAGATTTGCGGGAATATACGAGTACTATCCAATCTATCATGGATGAATTAGATAGCCGTAACCCGTTCAAGGCTTTGCTCGATAGGAAGAAGGAGTTGGAGGAAGTCGGTGAAGAATTGAAGAGGGCTAAAGAACAACTTGATTATGTTCAAGCCAGTGGAAAGATCGTTACAGGTATCAAGAGTACGAATTTCAATAAAGATACCGGTGCAATAGAGGTTGAAAATGAATATATGTCTGTTGCTAAAGCTATTGAAATATATCGCAAAGCACAAGACAAGGCTGCTAAAAGCAGTAATAAATTTCAGAAAGCGGAAGAAGAGGTTGCTGATGTAGTTGATAAGCTATTTTCTTCAATAAAAGATGTTGGCGATACGATAGGGGGAACCTCCGGCGAAGTTCTTTCTTTCATTGGTGATATTGGTCTATTTGTTACGAGTTCGATTAATGCGTGGGAGACTGCTTCAAAAGCCGGTTCAAAGGCAGTACAGGCGGTTGAAAAGGCTTCTGTGATTTTGGCTGTTATATCGACTGTTATTCAATTGATGCAGAAGTTGTCTTCTTTGACAAAATCAGCTTATGAGCAATACGAAACTTATGCGGAAAAGGTCAAGGAAATTAACACATTGAAAGATGCTGTAAATGAATATACTATTGCTGTTCTTGAAGCAAAGCAAGCGGAAGAAGAATGGTTTTCGGATAAGAACTTGAATAGTCTACGCAATTATAGAGAACTGAACGAAAAGGTAACGGATGCCTATTACGGAAAGTTGTTTGAAGATCAGGCAACATATCAGAATAAAAAAGGCGGCGGCTGGCTGAATGGTGGGCTGAATGGTATAATGAATTGGCTTTCTCCATTGGGGTGGTCAGGAGTGTGGCAAAAGTGGACTAATCAAAATTATAAAGAGGGCACAACTGCTGCAATCAATAATCTTCGTATTGAAACAAGGAAAAAGAGCAATGGTTTTCTAGGTACCGGTATTGGTGCAAAGTCTCAAAAAACAGAAGACCTGGCTACCTGGATTAAAAACCAGCCTGAATTCAAAGGTGCAGATTTATTCGATGACAAGGGATTAATCGATAAAGAATTAGCAAAGCAAGTTGTTGAAAAGTACGGTGATAAGCTTGTAGGGGAGACAAAAGATACCATAGAGGCTCTCATTGAACTTCGCGATAAGTACGATGAGTATATGGAGCAGTTACACGATTATGTTAGTTCCTTATACGATCCTCTGGTAGGCAATTTCGTTGATAGTCTTTGGGATTGGCTGGATACCGGAAAAGATGCTTTGGACTCTTTCAAGAGTTATGCGTCATCAACCTTTAGGGATATTGTTTCGGACATGATGAAAACGATAGTGCTTGAAAAGGTTATAGGGAACTTTGATGATGATATTGCCGCTTTGTACGATAAATATGCTTCTGGTGATATATCTCAAACCGATTTAATGAAAATGGTCGCGGAGCGTACCGGAGAGTTAGTGAGTAACTATGAAAGTAATATCCCGTTGTTGGAAAACATACTTAATACTGTCAATGGCTATTTTAAAGATGCCGGGATAGACTTGAAAAAACAGGATGATTCAACTCGATCAGCCGTTGAACAAGGCATACAAGGTGTATCACAGGATAGTATCTCAGAAATGAACGGGAGGCTTACTGCAACAACTATGTTCCTTTCTGATATTCTAAAGGCTGTACAGACTCAGACGGAAGCAACTGGCAATATGAGCCTCATTGTGTCCGATATGAAAGCTATGTCCGTACAGGTGAATGAGAACTTACGGATAATCAGGGATAATATAATTGTCATGATAGGGCATTTATCGAATATTGATGCAAATACATCAAAGTTGGTAGATATTCAGCAGGATATGAGGTCAGTCCGTAAGGGAATAGAGAGAATGAATGATAATGGTGTAAGAATGTTGTAGTTATGGATAGAGTTTGTTTAGTTGATGGAGTTGATATTTTTAAACGTTATGGGGCAAAAGTTACCCGTAATGGGTATAGTGATTTGCTGACATTTCCCCCTCTGGTAACGCCGGATAGTACAAGCTGGCCGGAAGAGGACGGGGTGGAAGTTGATTTGATGGACCCGAAGCTGGACGTAAAAGAAGTATCAATATCTTTTGTTGCCGATGAGGGAAACAATTTTGTCAATTTTTTGTGCCAGCCAGGTTATCATGTTTGGTCTATGGGATTGGGGCGTGAATGGCGTTTGCGTATCAATACCCAGTCCAATAATAAATTGATAGATACGACATCTGTTTTTACGTTGAAGTTTATAGATGACTTTCCAATGCGGGCAAGTGATTATATTTCTGGTCCCGGATGCGGAGTTGTCATACCGAAATGCAACTATGAGATGGATGGCGTTTCGTGGCGTGATTACGGTATTATCGTCAAGAAGGGTAATAGAGATGAAGTCTTGAAATCTTCGGCCGTAAAACAGAATTTGTCTCAAAAGATACGGACAAAAGACGGGCAGTTTTATGATGTTGACCAGGTCGTATTTGAGGCAAAAGACGTTACATTCGATTTATATATGTGTGCCGAAAATCTTGAACGGTTTTGGCAGTGTTATGATGCGTTCTTTAATGATTTGATTCAACCGGACGAACGCATTCTCTATGCAGGATATACCGACGAAGAATATCCATGTTATTACAAAAAGTCCTCTAATTTCAAAGTATTGACATTGTCAGATAAGGTCATGGTTGAATTTAGTTTAACCCTTGTATTTACTTCGTTCCGGGTGAATGAAACTGAATATATCCTAGCATCGGAAGATGACGAACGTATTGTGTGTGAGGAAGATGGTGAAACTTGTATTGATTTGGGAATAGCTTATGATTAAGAAAAAGAAAATCAGTGAATTGCCATTGGCGCAGTCCCTTGTTGGCTTGTTTACAATTGGTGTTGATGCTGCTAACAGGAGCGTAAAGGTAAGTCTTGAATTTATCAAGACTGCTTATGATAATGTAGTTAAGGCAACACAGGATGCTATTAACGCTACGAAATCTGCTAATGCAGCGGCTAGTAACGCTAATACGGCAAAACTCACAGCAGAGGGAGCGGCGGCAAAGGCTACAACTGCGGCAGCGAATGCAATCACTGCCACAAATGAAACTAAAGACGCAACCGGCAAAGCAATCCTTGCTGCTGACGCTGCCGATAAGGCTGCCGATAGTGCTATCAAGGCCCATGATGGATTAGAGAAGATAAAGGACGATGCAGAGAAGGCTACCGAAGAAGCAGACAAGGCAGCGAAGTTTGCCAATGAAAAAGGAGTGTATGCCAATACACAGGGGAACCAGGCTAAAACTCAGGCAGACCGTGCGAAACAATATGCCGATCATCAACCATATATGGGAGAAAATGGCAATTGGTGGAAATGGGATGAAGAAAAGGGGGCGTATATTGATACCGGAATCCTTGCTAAAGGAGGTGTGATATATCCTACTTTTTCTATTGATGAGAAAGACATGGGGCTTTATATGAGTTTCGATGATGAGGTGAGTCCGAACCTTATAAAGTTCGACCAGTCTTCCGGGGAGCTCTACTTGAATGTTGGATAATCAAATAATGCAGGTTTATGACTAAGATTTTGTTAGGAAAAATATCTTTTACGGATGCCGGTACCTATACTGCCGGGACAACATTCGATCGCTTTGATTTTATTACGACGGATGATAGTTGTTATCTATCCATCAAGGATGATAATGTAGGTCATGCTTTGACTGATACTGCCTGGTGGAAGTGTATTGCCCGTGGAACGCAAGCCACGGAAGCGGCAAGGATAGCCTTGCAGGAGGCTAATAAGGCGATTGAAGCTACCAGGAATGCCGTATCTGCCGCAAGTCTGGCAAACATTAAAGCGTTGGAAGCTGAGAAACAGGCCGAAATTGCGCAAGCGGCAGGAGGGGATGCCCGGACAGCCACCGAAGAAACGGAGAATATTATATCTGAGGGGAGGGCCCAGATTGCATCAATGAAAGCGGCTGAACAATCATTAATGAGCCAGGCCTTACTTGCTCCTACAAGGATGGAATTGAAGTATGTAAAGCGTATCACATTAGGTAATACGGTAGCTCAAAAGATAGCAGTAAGTCTTTTTCCGGCTTACGTCCTTCCGAATGTGATATTTCAACAGGCATTTTATTCCGGAGACGCTATTTATGTTGACTCTTTCGGTAATTTGACTGTACGTAAGACGGGAAATGCAACAATACATGTTGTTCCCGCTCAAAATACTTCGTTGGCTCAAACAATAGTGATTGAGGTTACGGCTCCGGTTTTTCGGAAAGCAGGAGCGGTTTTGAGATTATTATCAGGTAATAGAATAAGGAAAGTATAATTGTTTAATTTTTAAAATCAATTTTATGGCTTTAACAGAACAAGAAGAAACTAAGGTAAGATCAATAATCACGGCCTTTGATAACGGCAAAACGATTGCTCAATTACCGGTAGGGGATACGAACAATCCGTCTAAATATCTGATTGAGGGAGTATCGAAAGATACGGGGGAGTCTGTTCAAATCCCGTTTGCGGATGCCGTATCAATTGTAAACAAGCACATTGCGATTCGTCGTTGGAAACGATCCCTGAGTACGCCTGTCGGTGAGGCTTACGGTAATATCGATTTCTTACGTGAGTTACCCAGTATTTTAGGTTTGGGTTGCTACCTTGTATCTCTGGACCGCAGTCGGCGTAAACTGGACCCGACGAATCACCATCGTTTTGCGGACGGTTCCCCGGCTGCCCTTGATGGGACAATGGGTGATTACCTGTGGTGTTGGAATGCTCATTATTACGCGTGGTGGGTTGATTCGACTTATTATTATGAGGCAGTAAGTTTAACGCCCATACCAGGTCGGCAGAACTATTATATTCCTGCTGGTGGAACGTCAGCTTTGGGGGCTGGTGTAATTGACCGTACGACAAATACGTTAGTCTCCGTCGTAAGTAATGACGCAAAGTATCGTGGCGGAAATAATGATGCAAACAAGGATGATAAATATAACACTTTTCTCGGAAAGGTTGCAACGAATTTGCCGGCTGCTACATTTGGGTCCTATGCACGGAAAAAGGGACAGGGCTGGGAAGCCGGCTGGTATGTGGCAAATGCCGTTGTAGGGTATCTCTATCGTATTATCATGGGTACAAGACATGCTCAATCAGCTTTCAACCCGAACAAAGATGCAAACGGGTTGTATCAGGGTGGTACGGGTGTTGGTGTAACTGATGCTGCCGGTTGGTGGAATACCGACTTTGGTTATTATCCTTTTTTACCGACATCTGCCGGTATAGAATTGGGTGACGCTGTCGGTGTAAGTGATTATGATGTTATTGGTGCGGATGGTACGAAAAAGCAAACAATGCATATACCCTGCTTTTTCGGCTTGAAAAACTTCTATGGTCATATAGGATTGATAGAACGCGGTGCTTTAATGAATAAGTTATCAGATGGTAGTGCAGACTACTATGTGGCTCCATCTCTTTATTCAGAGTTCAATATCAATTCTATTGATGGGTTGATAAAAGCGGCTAAAGTCCCGGCGAACTCTCCGGCCGGATGGAAGTATATCACGGAGATGAGTATGCAAAATCTTTGTTGTGCTCCTACCGTGGCAACCGGGACATCAGAAACTTATTACGCTGACGGTTGGTATAACGATAATGCAACTTCCGGCCTTCGCTGTCCGTTCCGTCGTGGTAATGCGTACTACGGTGCTATTGCTGGCTTAGCGTACCTTCGTGGTAGCAATGCGGTCACGTATGCTCACGTGGACTGGTCGTCGCCCCTCTGCTATTTTGCAGAGGACGTAAGCCCGGTTCCCGTGCAGAATTAGTGTTCTTTGCTGCCTTTGTGTCCTGAGTGTTCGATGCTTCCATTAGGGTGCGAAGCGCCCAAGCACCCAAGGCACGAAGTGCCGCATCTTCGTTCTTTGACTTATTGTTTCCATTCCTTTTTTTTGTGATAAAGGCAATTTTCCCGCCGGAGGCGGTCGAACCTTATAAATAAATGGCTACATTTGTACCGCCTAAATGGTGGGTTGTCTTTTCTGACGTCCTGTTCCGGCCTTCGCTGTCCGTTCCGTCGTGGTAATGCGAACAACGGTGCTAATGCTGGCTTAGCGTACCTTCATGGTAACAATGCGGTCACGAATGCTAACGTGAACTGGTCGTCGCCCCTAAGATATGCCGCTGATTTAATCAGTAAGAAGTGGAAAAGAGACCCTGTCACTTGACAAAAAATCAAGGCTAAAGGGCGTAGTACTGGTAGGCTTTATCGCCGAAGGCTCATGGCTCAATGGCAATTGCAGACACTGGACACTTTAAGACACTAGAACACTAGAGACACTAGATGAGGAGAGAAAGTAACTTTTCCGGACGTATAGCCCGGATGGAAAACTATTATAGGGCCTTTGATTATGCGAGTAGAAATAAGCATAGTAAAAAGCCCGTGCTAAAGTTCGAGGAAGATCTGGAAAAGAACCTTTCTGCTCTCATGGATTCTTTCAATGACGGGACTTTCACTACTTCACCGTATCGATTCATGACCGTTTATGAGCCTAAAGAGCGCTTGATCGGCATGCTCCCATTTCCGGATCACGTTCAGCATTGGGCCATGTTGAATGAGGTTGAAAACTATTTTACGAAATCTTTTTCTGAATATACCTACGGAGGTGTTAAGAACCGTGGACCACATGGTTACATGAGAATCATCAGGAAGGTTTTAAAGGATCATCCGGAGCGTACCTCTGACTATCTTCTATGTGATATTCATCATTTCTATCTGACAATCAATCATTCGATATTGAAAAGGCTATTGAGGACCCGTATAAAGGATAATCATTTATTGCAAAGGTTTGATGAGATTATAGATAGTGTGGGTGGTGAAACCGGAATGTACCCGGGGACTAAGTTAGCGCAATTTTTCTCGCTTGTATATCTGTATCTCTTCGACCATGACTTGAAGCGATGTTTCTCTATAAAGGATTGCCCGGCTTTAGTCGAGTATTATACGAACAGATACATTGAAGAGAGAATAGCGACCGCAAAAACAGAACGTGATTTTGAGGAACTATCTAAAGGTGTTCAATATCTTTCAGATAAATTCAAAGGGTATTTAAACCGGCTGGACTTCTGTTACCGTCTTGCAGATGATGTTCTTATTTTGCATGAGGATACCGTTTTCCTTCATTTGGTGATAGAATGGATCGGGCTTTATTACGCAAATGAGCTTAAGATCAGTCTTAACCCAAAATGGAAAGTAGGCCATGTCGTTGATGGGGTTGATACAGGAGGATATGTACACTTCCCAGATCATTTTTTAGCGAGAAAACGGAATAAGGTTGCCCTTTGTCGGCAGGTTGCTAAGTTGAGAAAAAGGGGTTTGTCGAACGAGGAGATACGAAAGAAGGCGTCGTCCCGTATGGGCTTCGTCCAACATGCGAATACTGAAAATCTATTAAATAAATTAGGAATGGAGACACCAAGAAAAAGGCTAGGACAATTGATAAAGAACAAAAAAAGTCCGTGGGAAGATTTGCCTGCCGATCGTAAGATAAAGTTTGATGATATTCTTTATGATACCCGTTTGCCGGAGGACAGGCGAGGATCGGAGGAAGATAAACTTATTGAGTTGATAGATTATAAAATAGTGGATAGTAAGATTGAAAAAAATGAGGATGGCACTTTCAAAAAGTGCTTAGTCATTCGTTTCAAATGGAAAGGGGAGGAATATTATTCTTTCACTGGTTCCGCTGTCTTGATCGATCAAGCTCTTACGGACTTCTCTCATGATGACCTACCGGTTGATACGGTTGTAAAGGTCCTACTAAACAAGTATAATAAGAAGTTTTTTAGATTTACGTAATATGGATTTTAGACAAGTTTATACAGATAGAAAAACATACACTCAGTTTGATGACAATCATTTCCTACTTTATTTGAACGAGGAAGTAATTGAGGATTATACCCCGGAAGTACGAGAGGGTGAGTCGGCGCTTGAACCTTGCACGGCTTACGCTTATACTGGAACAGAGAAGGATGGTGGTACGATTATCGAGGCATCAACAGTTAGTTATGACGCATTCGTATCTGGATTGGTACGAAAAAGATATTCAGCGGATAGGGTAGAGGCTATCACCCTCAATAAATTAAGTTCTAATGAGGATAGAAGGTCTGAGTTCGATGCTGAATTTTTAGAATTGGAAGAGTATCGTAATACATGTAAATTGTATGCAAAGGCTTTGCTAGGGTAAACTTTTGTATATCAAAGGAAAGGGGCAGGATGATTCTTGCCCCTTTTTTTGTTTTTAAAGTTAAAAAGGTGGTTTATTAAACATCATTATCCTATTTTTGACCGTTGATGATAAAGATGTTGATATTATGGTAATTCATGATAGGTCAGGGGAAATAATTCTCGATATAGATGTTGATGATGATAGCTACCGTTACCGGGCAATAATGAACGGTACACAGGTTGTATTGTATTACTCCCTCACAGAACATGTAGAGGTTCCGGTTGGTGCTTACATCGAGTACCAAGGTGTTAGATACACATTGTGGCGTCCGGAAAATTTTAAGAAGCATGGACCAAGAAATTTGGAATATACTGTTGAGTTTCGGGGAGATGAAGAAGCCCTGAAAAAGTATATAGTAAAAGATTTATCGGTTAGCCCCCATAAATTAATATTTTCTTATACTGCCACTCCCCGGCAATTGCTACAACTGTATGTTGATAATCTTAATCTGCGGGAAAGCGGATGGAAGGTAGGCAAATGTATTGAAGGTGTTGAAAAGCTATACTCATTTAATAATGAGTTTATTTTTGATGCGTTAAATCGTACATCGGGGGATTTAAAGACAGAATATAATATCACCAACAAAACGATAGATTTATGCAAAGTTGAAATAAACAAGGATGCTCCGCTAGAACTATCTTATGGAAAAGGAAACGGCTTTAAACCTGGTACCGGACGTGCTAATGTAGGAGAAAAACAGCCTATTGTGATTCTTAATGTTCAGGGTGGTACGCGGAATATTGATGCCTCTAAATATGGAAGTACAACGTTACTTTTGCCAAAGAATCAAGAGGTAGAATACGAAGGCCGTAAGTATCGCACATCGGAAGATGGTACTTATCTATATCGTTCGGATATTGCTGTTAGAACAGGGCAGGAAAGTGGATATAATGGAAGCCATATTTATCCTAGTAGAGTAGGTACTATCAGTAATGTGATTGTTGTTGATGCTGAAAAAAAATTTTATGACATAATAGATACATCTATACCCGAGGCTCTGGATTATTCGAAATATCGGATTGCGGGACAACGTGCTACAATCAAATTTGAAAGCGGGCGTTTAGCCGGACAAGGGGAATTTGACCTAGAGCAGACAGATGAAGCATTAACAGGTTATATCCATCCGGAAAGACGTTTTAAGATCGTGCCTAAAGAAAAAGACGGGCAGGTGATGCCAAATGAAACATTCCGACCGTCTGTCAATGATAAATACGCCATATTTGGAATAGCATTGCCGGATGCTTATATATGTGATAACACCAGCAAATCAGGTGCCTCATGGGATATGCTCTGGGAAGCTGTTCGATACAAATACGAGAATGAAGATGAACAATACTCGTTTACCGGAGAACTACAAGGTTCATGGGCCAAAAAACGTTGGTTAGAAATAGGAGGCAAGATATTACCAGGTGGATATGTATTATTCAGTGATACACAGTACCAACCGGAAGGTGTATTGATTAGGATAACGGGAGTAAGAGACTATATAAACAAACCTCATTCTCCGGAAATAGAACTTTCAAATATTTCTGTTGGTGCTTCTAAGTCTTCGGAACTGGGTAAAATAGATGCGGACGAGGTTATCAATGAAGAAAGGCATCATGATGCCTTATCTTTTACAGAACGCCGTTACCGGGACGCTGTGGAGACGATGAAAATGTTGGAGAAGGCATTTCTCAACTTCTCAAAATCAATTGATCCTATTGCTGTTAGGACAATGCAACTGTTGGTAGGAGATGAAAGTTTGCAGTTCCGTTTTGTTTCTGGCAAAACCAATCCGACCACGGTTGCTCATAATGTTACTTATAATAAGTCAACTAAAATATTGACCGCTCCGGCAGGTATTTTGCAGCACATGACTCTTGGTATTAAGGATATATCATCTTCTCATAAGGCGAACGAATATAAGTTTTGGGATATGGAATTATATAATTCCCCGCCTTTGGTTGAACCGGACAAGAGCTATTATTTATATGCGAAAGTCAGTAAAACATCATCAAAAGGAGTATTCAGATTAAGTGAAGATGCGATTAAAATAGAGGGTGAAGCAGGCTATTATCATCTACTTGTCGGTGTGCTTAATAGTGAATATGAATCAGCAAGAAGTTTTGTTGAACTGTACGGATTTGTAGAAATTTTGCCGGGACGAATAACGGCTGATCGTATGATTTCTACCGATGGTAATAATTTTATAGATTTTATTAATAATGCAGTCAGGATAGGAAACGCAAGTACCTATATTGACTTTAACACGAAGGGAGATGGAAAATTACGTATAAAAGGGACTATCGTACAAAGTGAGTCTGGTGCTGAGTCTTTTATAGGTTGCTTTCGTGGTATATTTAATTCTGGCTATACTTATTATTCTGGCGATGAAGTGACGTATAACAATGGGGCCTATGTGTCAACATACCGATATAAATATCCTACTCCATCAAAAGGTATATTACCAACAAATACCGAATACTGGGAAGTTGTTGCTCAGGGTGGTTTAGGAATAAAGGATACAGACGTGTTGTATGCTATCTCTAACAGCAACACCGTGGCTCCATCTACTGGTTGGCAGACGGACGCTCCGGCCTGGAAAGATGGAACGTATATTTGGAGCAAAACACAAGTTACATATACCGATGGCTCTATTAAATACACAGATGCAGCTTGTATAACCGGAGGCAAAGGAGAAACCGGTAACGGAATAAGTTCGATTGTTGAACAATATTACTTGTCATCTTCCGCTACCAGCCTTTCTGGCGGTAGTTGGACTACTTCACGACCAACATGGCGTGACGGCTGGTATATCTGGACTCGATCAGTTATTACTTATACAGCCGGAAACCAAGTAACAACTTCGGCTATTTGTGTAACTGGCGGTAAAGGTGAGACGGGTGAGGATGGAGGATACTTTGAATATAGGTATGCTGTTAATGGCTCCCGGACTAGCTGGCCCACATTATCGAAAACATCAGTCTATCCGGCAGGATGGACAACAGAGATGCCGGCTGTTGGTGCATTACAATATCTGTGGTGTACAGTTGCCAAAAAGAATGCAGCCGGGTCCCTGCTAACATATTGGAGTACGCCAACCAGGATAACAGGTTACGACGGTAAAGACGGAGAGGTTGGACCGGCTTTAGCTTATCAAGGAGTCTACTCTTCTGGAAAAAACTATTATGGAACAAGTAAACGAGTAGATGCGGTAAAATACAATAACATATATTATGTTGCCCGTGTAGATGCTGGTAACGGCTTTTCAGGGAAACTACCGACCGATACAAACTATTGGAATGAATTCGGAAACCAGTTCGAAAGCGTAGCCACCAACCTTCTTTTGGCAGAAAATGCCGCGATCGGTTCGTGGTTTCATTCCGGCGGAAAGATCGTTTCTACGTTGAGCGACGGGAATAAAATTACCCTAGATGCATCGGCTGCTCAGATTATAATTGAATCTTCTTTGTCTGGCGGCATATATTCACAAGATAAATCGCAAGGAGCCATTATAAAATTGGATGCAACCAATGGACTTATAGAAGCTAGGAGCAAGTCTAACGGACGTGTTGCATATATGTCGCCAACAGGTATATTTTGTAATAATGCAGAGACACTAACGGAATCGGCGGCGTTGGGAGTAATACATAAAGCCGCTGTGGTTGGCTTAGGCTATGGAACTGTCAATAAAGCCGAATGGAACAATGATAATTTTCTAGCTGGAGTTTACGGTACAGCCAGAAATTCTGGTACGGCTCCGGCTTTTGGAGGTTTTTTTCAAAACTTGATGGCTGCCGGCCTCTTTCTAAACATGCGGGCAATTGAGGATAAATATAACTCAAAGGGCGAACTTATTACAGGCTATACATATCTTAATAACACTGACAGCCTAGTTATAGGTTACTCTCGTAATGAGCAGGTTGCCTACTTGCCTAACGACGGTGTGATTGGCAGGATAATAATTTTCAAGCAATGGTGGACGGGAAACATGAAGGTGTTCGCCCGTGGTGGTCAGGTAATTTATGACGATCATACAGCAAACAGTTATTTTAGAGTGACCGAAGGTAGATTGGTATTTGCCATATTTACAATAGGTTATATAGATAATGTGAGAAAAGAGGCTTGGCTTGTTAATACAGTACGTGATTTTATTGAAGATTGATATGGTTGAATACGGATATATTAATGAACGTGGTTGTTTGACATCAAGAATGTTGGAGCAACAGATTGAAAGGTATCAAGATAAATGTTCCGGTGAAGTGAAGGAACGTATAATCACCATTGAAAAACAAGCTAGAGAACTTGAACTACAAGGCTGGAAGATTGTAGATATGATTGACGAAAGTAAAATGGTGACTGACGAATATTATAGCATATACTTGACCCCTTATGATGATGGTGATAGGATTATATACAAATACGAAAAAGTCTTTGATAAAAAAGCTGTAAGGGACGAAATAAAAAAGCTGAAAAACAAGCTCTCATCTACAGAAAGCGATATAGGGGATTATAAAATTACAAAATGTTATGAAGCGGCATTGCTTGGTAAGATATTGCCCTATAATGTGGCGGAGTTGCATGCTGAACGGCAAACTATCCGAGATAGAATTAATGAATTGGAAAATAGATTAGAAAAGGAGGTGTAAGGTGAAGATGTTCGTTGGGATATATGAGATGTTGATTGTTGTTGTATTTGAATTTTTTATAGTCTTGTTTGCAATGGGATGGGACTTTGCATCTGGCTATTATAAAGCTAAATTGAGAGGGGAGGACCGTAATTCATACGGACTGAGGCGGACAGTGAGTAAGTTTATCCTTTATGCTGGGAGCATCTGCATCGCTTCCGGAATAGATTCGATATGTTTTGTGTGCCATTTCTGGGATTTTGTTCACTTTTCGCCTTTGGCGAAAGTCCCGGTTGTTACGTCGATAGTGGCTGTATTTATTTTGGTAACAGAGGTACGGTCCATTTGGGAAAAAGCGGATGCAAAACAGCGCCGGCAGGCAGGAAAAGCAGCAGCAATGATCGGTAGTGTATTGAATAAAGATATGTTGAAAGAAGCCTTTACAGAGGCTTTGATTAATGCTAAAGATAAGGAGGAAAAAGAATGACAGTTAAAGATTTTGTGAAGTGGATTTATCCGGCCTCATGCCGGATGGGGGAGATTTCCCCGGTGTTTGTTACGGCTCAGGCTGCATTGGAATCAGGATGGGGTAAGTCAGCTATTGGAAAATATAATTTGTTTGGCATAACAAAAGGGAGTAGCTGGACAGGTCCGGTAATATTGGTTGAGACATTTGAGTATTTTTCTACACCTGATGTAAAATTTAAGGCTCCGGAATGTGTCTTATCAGTGACTAAACTATCTAACAAACGATACAAATACAGGGTTAAACGCTTCTTCCGGGATTATCAATCATTGGAACAATGTTTGTCTGATCACATGGCTATCTTGAAGAAACCGGGTTATGCGGATGCGTGGCCTTACAAGGACAATCCTGATAAGTTTGTTGAGAAGATACAGGATTGTGTTGGTTCCCGGTATGCGACTGCACCTGATTATATCTCAACAATGAAAAAACTGTTTCGGATGATCGAGAAGGAGGTTGGCATATGAGAAGTCGATATATTATATTGTTCTTGGTTGGTATCTTAGGGATAATTAGTTGTCGTAGCCGAATACAATACGTTCCGGTTGAGAGCGATACGGATTCCATCTACATAGATAGATTGATACCGTGTCCGCTTCCTGCGGACAGTGCCTCTATCCGTGCCCTGATGGAGTGTGATGAGAACGGAAAGGTTGTACTGCGTTGGCTTGATATGGCAAACACAAGAAATGTACAGTTGATGTTTACGATAGACAGTTTAGGAAATGTCATATCCAATATGGTAGTTCCAAGGGATACAATCTATCTTCCATCTAAAGAAATATATGTTGATCGTAAGATACAGGTGCCTTACCCAGTAGAAAGGGAATTGTCGCGATGGGAACAATTCAAAATGGACGTTGGAGGTTGGGCTATTGGTGCCCTCTCTGGATTATTATTGTTGGGGATTGGTTATGTGATTATTTGGCTGATAAAGAAACGGAGATGAACTTTGTTTTATCATAGAGGTATTTAGTTAAACCGCTTTGCCCATGGAAGGCAAGGCGGTCTTGTTAGAATTAAAATAATGACTATATTTAGACATTAATATTAAAATGATACGATCATGGCAGAACAGATGAAATCTTTAAAGAGGTGTTATAATTGTGGTTGTGAGTTTACTGATGATAATAAGGAGACAGTAGAACACATTCCAATGCAAGCGTTATATGCAGGATATTCTACAGAATATAAAATTAATCGAATAACGGTTCCTGGTTGTTATAAGTGTAACCATGAATATGCAAAAATAGATCAGGAATTAAGGGATTTTATAGGTATAATAAATAATGATAATGATTCGCAATTGGAATTGACGGCTAAGGCTGTAAGGAATATAACCAGAGTAAAAGATTTTTGGAAAAGATTAAGTCCCTTAGATGGTGGGTTGGGTATAGAGTTTAATCTTGATAGTTTAGCTGAAATTCATGAGAAGCATTTTAAAGGACTTTTTTATCATAAGTATAAAATACCTTTATCTAAAGAGTATGAAATTAGAGTGATAGCAGATGGGGATGAGCATGATTTTAAATTGGTAGAATATGTAAATATTTTTCATGAACAATTAGAAGAAGAGAATGTTTCTTGGTCTGTATCTGGACATCAAGATATTTTTCAATATCGACTTGCTACTTTAAGATGTGATGGTGGTGATATATATAAAGTTGTTGATGATGTACCAAATGGTTCAGATTTGATTATTTGTGAAATGATATATCATAAAGAACGATATGCTATGTGCTTAGCTGTAAAAACAAAATTTTTATCACCTAAAACAGATTAAAAAATGAGCAATAAGGGGGCAGAAGAAGCCCCCAGCCGTTAGTAAAACCTCTAACCTTCCTACTAACGCAAACACGCGAGCAAACCGCATGGCCGGGGGCTGAAAACCCTCTTCCACGGTTTACTCGCGTTTTGCTTTTAGGAAAGTTAGAGATCACAAATATAGTTACTA